TTAAATGGTAATCCTAAAAATGTATCTACACTTCTTTGATTCCACATTAAAGAAATTGCTCTTTTAGGGACAGGATATAATTCATCTATTTCTTCGTGTCCACCCGTATGGAAATCAAATGGGTCAAACACTTCGTATTTTTTAGATGCTAAATGTAATCGTTCATCTATACTCAACTCTCTTGTGTAAACTTGAAATCCGTAATGACAAGGAGGTAAAACCATTTGGTCTAACTCTGCTACATTCCAAGCACTAACCATCAATCTTCTACTATCGGGATTTGTTTTTAGGGAATGAACTAATTGTAAAATCTGGTCATACCACAATGAGCCTTTCTCATTACCATTCATATCCATCCAACCTTGCCATTGTCTCCACTGCTTACCATAGATTGGTCCTAAATCACCAAACTTTTTAGCAAATGTTTCATCGGTTTTTATTTGTTTAATGAACTCTTCTTTTGAATAATAATCAGGAACTCCACCCAATTCTTCATTTAATTTAGCACCTTTGGTAAGGTAATTCTTATATGCATCACCATCCCAAATGTGGCAATCATAATCTAATAGGAATTTGATGTTAGTATCCCCACGCAAAAACCATAGGAGTTCTGTTACCATAGTTTTCCATGCCATCTTCTTTGTGGTTAGTAAAGGAAATCCTTGTGACATCTTATGACGAATCTGTCTACCAAATACTGATATGGTACCTGTACCAGTTCTATCCCCCTTTTCAACTCCGTTATCTAAAATATCTTCTAATAATGCTTGGTATTTACTATCTATTGTGTTCATACTATTTTCCTACGGATGGATATACAAATAAAAATTTTGAGATACAATATCTACCTTTACCTTGCCCAATTTCTTCCATAGATATTGGTGAAACTGAATGTACATTATGTGATGGAAATATGACCAATCTATTGTTCTTTATACCAATAACCTCACCAATTTGATGTAAGGTTAAATCACCACCTTCGAATGCTTTTGGTTCTTTATAACACCAATATAAGCAAGTTAGGATTGCGGCATCTGTGTGTGGTTTGTAATGGTCATTATTCTCATAATAATTCAATAGAGTTCTATCAAAGTTCACATAAAATGCGTACTTAAACTCTGGACTCATTGATGAAAATCTTGCATATATTTCAGGACAAATAAACTTATCATACATATTTAGTATAGATGAATCCTCTCTATTTTCATAGTAATCATCCAAAAATATACCAGAGTTTTTCTTAATAATATTACCACTTTCATCCTTTGCTCCAGCAGTAATACTTGGTGGTTGTAATACATCTTTACTATGTAATGTATCCAACTCTTCCCAAAGAGATTTTAACTCACTTTCATTGAAGAAATCATCTACAATTAAGTATTGTTTAGAATTACTTGTGATTTGCATATGGGTGAGTTTAATAATCTTTTAATTCTTTTTTAGTTTGAACTTCATCTTCTCTACTATAAGTTTCTTTAAAAGCTAATATTCTATGAAATTCTTCATATGTGTTTCTATGATATGATTTAACCCAATCAATACCATATTCGTATCTAGCTATAATTTCAATATATTTTTTTTCTTTATTATCGAAAAGTTGATTGGTTTGGTGCAATTCTGCAATTAAAGAATCGTTTTCACTTTTTAATTTTTGATTTTCTACCAATAGTTGATTGGTATTTGTTTCTTCTACAACTGGTGTATTATTTGGTTTTAATATATTCATATAGAATACTAACCAAAGTATTGAACCCAATAAAAAAAACATAGCTGCTTTAACTGAATTATTCATAACTTTTTAGATTTTAAATGTTTTACAAATATACCGCTTTTTGTGGATTTTACCAAATAAAAAAGGGGAAATCTTCCCCTTTAAAATGTCTCTTTTGCTTGTTGTACTACTAATCTTATTTCTGGATACTTTTTTTGTAGTTTCTTTACTGCCTCCACATTCTTTCTTGAATCATCTAAAAAGAATATATCATCGTATCCCTTTTCTATTTGTGATTCAATCCAATCTGCTTTCTTTTGTGGGTCATTTGATGCAAGTGTTACGATATAAACATCACCCATACCAATATCTTTTAGATATTTCTTTACAGGTTCGTATGCTGAACGAGCAGTAAGTATAGTTACTCTAGCTATACCCTCATCATTTATGACCTTTTTAAGATACTTTGTGAATGGACGGATTTGCTTTGGTTTATTTACCTTTTGGAAATCAGCAAAATCAAATTCATCACCTGGCTTTTCGTTATATACTGCGTACTCACCGGGTGTTAGTTTAGATTTAGAACCATCTTTGTGTGTGATATATATAAAGGATTTGGTTTTGACAAGTGTATCATCAAAATCTAAAACTCGTAGTTTCTTTTCTACCAATAAATCCTTTAACTTTATCATAAATTAGAAAAATCGTTTAATGCTTATTGGTTTTTTACTTTCTTTATCTTCCAACTCTACATATATAATTTTAATCTTTGGTTTATATCCTTTTGGTAATTTATTTATTACACCATTGAACTTCTCAACCTTTGAACTAAAATAAGTTAAAAAGAATACCTTATCAGTTAAGTTCATAGCCAATTGAGAACTTGTAAACATCTTAACTGTATCTCTAGCAGTTGCGAATGGACTATGTTTTTCATAGAAATCCGTTCTCATAGATTTTGGAATACCATACCAAGTATCTACTTTCTTTAATTGCTTCTCTGCACTTATCTTTCTTAATACTGAACTTTTGTAACTCTCACCACTTCTATATCCAGCATCTTCGTAACTATGGCCGTGATTGGTTCTAACTTGTGGTTGTTCTAAATTTTGAATTGTTACTAATGGTTTATGTTGAGATGTTACCTCTACACTCACCATTTTCTTTGAATTACTGATGAATGTATGACCATTTAAAGATTTATCACTTACACCCTTAAATTCTAAACAAGCCTTTACTGAATCTTTTAGTGTTTTACGAGATATTATAAATCTCATCTTTGCACCATCCTTACCCGGCTTTCCTTTTTTCTTTATAATCTTCTTCTCTAACTCATCGTGTCCAACTGCCAATGCTGCGTTTACTGCACCAATACCAAACTCATTCATACCTTCACACCAATCTGTAATTATATCGTGTAGATAAACTACCTCTACCCCATCTATGATTTCGTGTATGATTTCTAATTGAGGTTTGTATGCTCTATCTCTGTTCTTTGCCAAAATGAATTTATCATCCATTTCAGTTGATACAATAATACATTCATTTAGTAAGTTACTTTTCATCTTGTAGGAAATTAGAAATATATCCTGATAATCTATTTGCTTCTGCTGATAAATAAGCTAATTGGTCTTGTTTCAATTGTTTTGGTTTCTTTACCCAATCTACACCCAAAGTTCCCATAAACTCATTTGTTCCTAAATTAAACAAAGCAAATGTATAAGATGCTCTCGTGCCTACTGCTTCTGCACCACCCTTCAATCCAAATGTTGCTATTGTTTCATCTTGAAAATCTGCTATAAATATGCTACCATTTTTTAGTAATTCATCAAACGCTCTTGAATATAACGAAGCAGGTATGTTTCTAAATGTATGTGCTACCGGTGATACTCCACTTACATTTACCTCGTGGAATATAGAAAACTTTTGTATTGATTTAGAGGAATGTAAGAACTTACCACCATTGTGAAATTGAGAAATCCAAACTCTATCAGCACCCAATGTATCCATTATTGTTTCTATTTCCTTATCTATTATGCAACTCTTTATAAGTTCTGCCTTTACGGGGTCACCTATTGGTTCTGGTTTAGCAAGCTTTAACTTTGCCCACTCAACAACAGTAGGACCTATTGCGGATACTATAAATGCTGTAGCAATACTTGCAAACAATTCTAAATTAGTCATTATTAGTTCTCGTTATTTCCTTTGTAATATTCGTTTATTGATTGTAGGTAATCACTAGCTAATGCTAAATATGATTGAACCCACGCTGGAACATCGAAGTTATCTCCTTTTGAATCTAATATTTGTTGTATGCTTGTTGCTGCTTCTATTGCTGTTTTAGTTTGACCTTTAGCCATTCCACTTTCATCTGCCTCTGTTCCTGTATCTTCTACCACTACATTTTCGGTCTTTATCTTTCTCTTTTGTTGAATTATGCTTTGTATTTGTGAAAATATACTTTGTATATCTTTATCTAATTGCTTTTCATCTGCACTCATTGGTGTTGTAATATCTACATTAGCATAAAGTTTCTTCTTTTTAGTAATTAGAACATCTACCTTTTTAATTAAATCGTGTCTTACTTTATCTAAATCTTTAATGATATTAGATGTATCTGCATCTTCCACCACTACACTTTCAATATGTAGTTTATCAGTAAAATGGGTTATTTCTTTGTAATCGCTATCTCTCATTGCTGCTATAATATCATTGCGAGATGCTCTTGGGTTTCTACATAGGACAGTTCCAATTTTCTGTTTACCAAATGAATTAGTTTTGTCCCACATCTGTAAGATTTTCTTAAAATGCCAATCGTTAGTAGTTACTTCTTTTATATCTTCACCCAAATCAATTGGCTCACTTACTAATGCTCTTTCAAAGGCGTTTTCTGCTCTATCTACCAAATCTTGGTAATGTTGCATCTCTTTATGTAAAGCAATTAGTTGTGGTTTTAATTTAGATTTTATAGTTACATCCCCAACTTTAAATTGATTGATAATAGCTAGTTGCTCTTTCTCTTTCGCTTGGTATTGTTGCAATGCCCTTTGGTATAGCTCCGATGCTTTTTTAAATTGTGAAGATATATTTGCCATTTTCTATTTTAATGTTAGTAAGTATTTTGTTCTATTACATTTGCCCATCAACTCATCGCGTAAGTTTAATAAGTCTGTATCCTTTCTTGCATCTAATACATCTGTAAGATTGATTGCTTTTTCAATCATATCATCAATTGCAGTTATTACATTAGCATCGCTGATATTTACAAAATCATAAGATAAACCAGCTACATCAACTCTACCATACTTGCCCATTGCTGTTTCGGTAAACTCATCAACCAATTCTGTTACACCAGCAAACAATTCACCCAATGCTATGTGCTTTGCATAGATTTTAGTTTGCCAATGAAAGAACTTCAATGCATTTGAAAAGTGTTGTGTATCTGCTATATATTGTTGTAAATCTTTATTTTCCATTATCTAAAATTATTTCTAGTTATCTTGCTTATTAAATCATAATCTTTTGCTTCTAACTTTATTCTCAAAACCTTTGCAAAATCTACTGTTTTTGGATGTGATACTGCATGTTTAATATCCTCATCATCTTTTAATTCTTTTTCCAATTCACGTATTCTACTTATATTCTTCAATGAAGTCCAAGCATTTTTAACACCCTGAATAATACTCTTTATTCCATTCATTGTTGTATCCTTTGTTGATTTTAAAAACTCACCAATTATATATCTAATTAAAAATCTTAAAAATAAACTACTAGCTACAATACCAATCATTTGTAATCCACTCATTACAATATCCGATATATCTTCGTTTAGTTTAGATTCGGTTTGAACTTTTTTTTTTAAAATTGCTCTAACACTTTCTTTGATTTCTTCTACTTGCTTTCTCTCACTATGCAACTCTTTAAGTGAGTTATATACTTGCTCATCATCTGCTATACCTTCTCTCCAACCACCACCTTTCTTCTCATACATTTTGATGCGTTCAACAACAGGTCTACCTTCACATACTTTACCAGTTGCGTTCCAAAGTATTCTGTTAGTTGGTAGTGGGAAATTCTTTTGAGTTCTATTATTTGGTAAATCTTCTAATGATGCCATAGTGGCATTTGGATTTACACCTTCGGTTCTAAAACAACCACAATTAGCATCATACACCTTCATAGTGTTTTCAACACTAACACCCGGTACTACTGCGGATGGTAAATCTTCATCTTCCAAATCTATTTTGTTTTCTTTCTTCACGTGGTTTGGTAAACCTTTGTGTTTTGTAGATGCGAAATCTTTTGCTGCTTTATCAGTCATTGAATCTGCTGCCTTTTCTACTTCGGTTGATGGGTTATCCATTTCACCCTTTTGAGCGGCGTGAACCATTCCCATAAATCTTTGTTGTGCTTTTGACTGTGCAGGCATATCTTTTAATGTATAGTTTTACTAATATAAATATATAGATTTAAAGTTTAACCAATGAATTTTGATACTCTATTAGTTTATTTACCGATATATCAAAGACATCGTATTTAAATTTACCAACTGAATTATTATCGTGTATCACCATTGGCATCATTGTTATGAACTTAAACCTTTCTTGATTTGCCAATAAATCATCACAATTACACTTAACCACTATATCGTTATATGTGGCACTATCTAATGGTTTAAACTTTTGGGTTATATCAATATCTGTAAGTTTCAATTCACTTGCCAAATAATCAACTGCTATTTCAGTATCACAATAGATGTTTGAAAAATAAGGTTCTAAATAACCAACTACATCTTCTCTTGCATTTTCCAATACCAAAGCAATATCATATTTTGGTATTATCGTTGGGTATTGGTATTCATCATATAGTGGTGTTGTTCCCCACTTACGGATAAACTCTCTTGTCTGTCTAAATGCTAAATTATTCCAATCATCACTCTTCTTTGCCAAATCATCTGTTTGAGTTGCGTGTTCAAATTGTCCACCTCTACAAGTTAAATGATAAACCAATGCATTCCAAGGTTGGATGAAATCATAACCATTTAGTAAGAAACGATTAAACAAATCTCTATCCTCACTATGTGATTTCATAATTGGGTCATGCCCACCTACCGATAAGAAATCTTCTCTATGGATGAGCCAGGGTGCAAATACACCTTTGGTTGTTCTATCATTATCTAAATTATGTTCTACGAAATCATTAAACCTTTGTTTCATAAAACCTTCTTTCACATCTTCTTCAGGCCATAACCCAAAGTTCTCAACTATCTTTGCTGGGTCTGCAGGATGTAATGGTGGTTCTATACGGGTAGCTGATACTACTATACCTTTCTGCCAATTCTTATATAGGTTTAAATCCATATCTTTACCAGCTAACATATCTGCGTGGTATATCACTACGAACTCCGTAGTTGCCTTCTCAACCAATAAGTTATATGCATTACCAATACCATACAATTCACTATGTGGGTTCTTATGATACTCTACACCATTCTCCTTACACCACTCCTCTGTACCATCATTATCGGCATCTATGAATACTAATATCTTATGGTCTTTGTTATAGCAGTTCTCTCTAATGTATTGAACTGCATACTTTAAGTATCGTAAGTTATTCTTACTGGTGATACAAAATGTAAAATCTGGTATTATTTCTATTGTTTCCATTATTCTCCTACGTCTACCACATGTCTATCCCAACCTATGTGCTTACAATATCCTTCTCTAAATATCATAGCAAAGTATTCTCTTTCGTAATAGTATTTACTTATTTCTAATTCTCTACCAATCGGTGTATATCCATCCTTTGGATAATCTTTCATCTTTCGCATTGATGGGTTGAATGTAAATCCATGCCAATGACCATCAAATCCCCAAATCAATCTACGAACTCCCCTGCCATTTACAGCATAGGTTGGGTCTATGGATGGGTGTGGTGTATCGTTGGGGTCTCTTGTCCATACACATATAATCTTTTCATCCAAATCAATTACATCTAAACAAGCCTCAATAAATCCTTCTTTGTAGAACTCCCAATCTTCTTCCATATGGAATACATAAGGAGTTGTAATCATAGAGTATGCTTTATCTATACTACGAACTTGTCCTATGTTTTTGGGATTATCTATAAACTTAATGAATGGATACTTTTTAATCAAGTCATTATTACAACCAACTACACCACTATCATCAATCACTATAAACTTTTTGATTGGATGTGTGTTAAAATCATTGAAACTATCCAAAGTTTTCTCTAACAAATCTGGTCTGTTACAAGATGTAACTACAACTGAAACCTCTTTATAGTTGCTCATAGAAATCGTTTTGTTTTCTTTGTCTATCTATATCTTTGATGTGTTTGATTGAATATAATTCTTCTGGTGGAAATATGGAATAACTTTCATAACCCTGTATTTTCTCGTGTACTTTACCTGCCCAAAAGATTGATTGTTTGTTTCGGTATAATCTACCTTGCACATCTGGATAATTTATCCAACCTTGCTCACTTATATTCCATCCCCACTTTTGTATATCATCAGGCGTTACACCATTTACAATGTTGATACGTGGTAGCCAAAACATATCTATTTCTGGGTTTTCTTCTAATATAGTATGTAAGTTTTGGATGAGTGTTGACTCTAAATCTTCATCTGCATCTAATTGGAAAATCCAATCTCCACTACAATTTTGATTTAGGTGTTGTTTAAACTGTCCGAAATCTCCGTTTAATGGAAATGATACTAACTTTTGTATTTTAGCATTAATCACACATTCGTTTAGATATTCTACAACGGGAATTGTTGCGGTTGATGAGTCAAACTGAATTACAATCTCATCCTCTACTCTTTTATTAGTAGATAATCGTTCTATAAGATTTTGTATCTCAACTATTTCGTTGGATACGGTCACACCATAACTAATTTGCATAATCTATTTTTTATTGTAACTTATTGGTACTAATTCTAACCCTATTTTTTTACCTAATTTTTCCACATTAAAATATACCTCCGTTACTCTTTTTAATCCCGGTATTTTATATGTTCTATAACAATCATATGGTTTAAGTAGTGGATTGGTTTTAACTTGTTTTTGATAAAAAGATTTACCTGTTCTATCTATTATAATTGGTTTTGCTCCCTGGTCATATTCCAAATTTTCACTAATAAGTGCATTGGTATTTTGTATATCCTTTAACAATGCCACCACATATAATGGGTCTTGTATCTTCTTCATTAGTTGACTATACACTCTTAATGGCAAAGGGTTTAACTTAATACAATGTAATAATTTATCGCCTCTGTTAAATCCCAACGTCATTAATAGTGGAGTCTGTGATGGACCGTAGGTTTTAGATGAACCATTTACATAATCATACCCATATAATCTATAAAAAGCACCATTCTTAATCTGTGATTTAGTTGTTGGTTTCTCTACATAGAAATATGGAATATAATAATATAGGTTATTCATCTACCTTCGTCAGCTTTGGTAAGTTTAATGGAATAAATTGCTTTATTGTTGGAACATAATTTGTTAAAATAGTATCAAACAATTTAGTCATTTTTTCCAAACCAAAGTTTTGTTGGTTTTGTTTTCCTAATTGTTGTGATGCAGGTTTATACTTATCGTATCCCTTATAAATATCAGTTAATGTTTTAATTGCTCCAGTATAATTTACATAAAACCACTTTGTTCCTTCTAAAATGAATTGGTCTTGTGCTGATTGGTGTATATCTTTCAACTCACCATCCAATAATACTGCACCACTTTTTAGGAAATCCAAATGTCCACTCCAATTAGATGCTACCACCGGCTTACCTGTTAAGCTGAACTCTAACAGAGGTCTACCAAATCCTTCCCCATGTGTAAACGAAACCATAGCTTTTACCTTTGGGTGGTGGTACATCGCATTCATTTCTTCATCACTCAACTCACCATGCAGTAAATAGATTGGTGGAGTGTTTTTACCAAACTCTTCCGTAACCTCTTCTAATTTACCCATAGTTGCTTCCCTATCCATTACAGAAAAACCTGCCGAAGATGTTTTTAAGATAAGTGCAGGTGGGTTCTTTTGCCCTCTAAACGCGTGACAGAATGATTTAATCATCATACCTACATCTTTTCTATCGTGCCCTAAATCACCTCTCAACCAATGTCCTACAAATAGATAAGCAAAATCTTCTTTAATCTTATCCAATTCTACAAATTTTGTTTCTGGTTTTTTACCAAAAAACTCTTCGTTGTATCCTTCGAATAAAACCTCAATTGGCTTCTCTAATCCATGTTGTTTGATTACCTGCTTTGTATTCTTATCAGTTTCGCTGTATGTAGTTTTAACTAATACCTCTTTTGAAAACTCCGATGGTACAATAATTAAATCCATACGATTACATCCTTGTATAAAATCAACCGAACAAGCAGTTGTTTCAATCCCAGCAGTAATACCAATGTTGTAATTACCCATAGGTTGAAATTCATTTGGGACTGTAACTTGTATGTAAACATCTGGCTTTCTATCTACACCAACAACAATTCGTTGTATAATATCTTCATCGTTTGCAGTTAATGCCGTCATAGGTGTTACTCCCCAACGTGTAGATATGATACGAACATCGTATTTATCCAATTTAATTAGGGAACGAACCAAATCTCGTGCGTGGTCACCATAACCACTTCTTGTACTAACTGGTGCTTGAAATAATAATAAAGGTTTTTTAATATCTGCCATAACTTATTTGTCTAATGTAAATAATTCGTACTTCTTGCGAGGTGTAAAGTTTTCTAATGCATCGTTGATACCATCTGTCATAGTTTTACACATATTTTCTAATGATAACCCACCTTCACCTAAAGCCCACTCTCTACCTCTCAATCCCATTGCCTTTCTCTCTGCATGAGTCCTATTATACAACTCACGTAGTGCAGAGGATACCTCATAATTATCCACGTGGTCTTCCATAATGTATGGTGTTGGTGGTGAACCGGTGTAAGAACGAGAGCGACTCCATATTGGAATAACCCAATCTCCCCAAGTTACTTTATCTTCAAACTTTCTCCAATCGTGCAAAGAACCAATCTCTACATAATCTTCTTCGTTTAATGCTACTCCACTATCTTTCCAACGGAAACCGCATTGGTCTTGCAATCCACCAGTTACATTTACAATAACAGGTGTTCCTGCTACTATACTTTCTGCACTAGCCAATCCAAATCCTTCTGCTGATGAAATGTTTAAAGTAACATCTGCTATATTGTATAGTTGGTTTAGTTGTGCTTCAGTCCACTTTCTATCATCAAATATCACATTGATGCCCGGACACAAATCTGCTACCACCTTTGGCAAATCAGTTCCGTTTTCATCTACTTTTTGTGTGTGCATCAATAGAGCACATTTATCACGCTTTTCTTCTGGTAGATTATTTACGAAATCTCTGAATGAAACAATCACATCAATTGCTTGCTTTCTACGGATATTTCGGTTGTTCCAATATGCTACGAAATCATATTTTTTATCACCCAATACCTCTTTGTAGAACTTATCATCAATTTCTGTTGGTTTGTAATCTACATCGTTGATACCATGTGGTACATACTTTACTTGCCAATCCTTTGGTTGTTTCCAACGTGATTTAGCATCCATACCCCATACTCTACGAGCAATACCATATGTTTGTCTTGAAATAGTACCAACCCAATCACAACTCTCTAAATAATCTCTGTTGTATTGTGGGTCTGGTAAATCATCCCAAATGTGATAGAATAAGATTGGAATGTTTTGACGAATTTCGTGCTCAATTTGATATAACCAAATCCAATACCTCGGGTCTGTAAAGTGTAGGATTGCATCTGGGTTTTCCATATTGATGATTTGCCTTAATGAATCTGCAGTACCATATCCTGATGATGGATAGATTTTTACATATGCATCTTCGATACCCGTTCTCTTACGAACATCATCACATAAATCCATAATCTTACCTTCTTCTGGATGCTTTACTGCTGCACCGATTTGTACCCAATCAAAATCTTTTAATGTACCTAATACGAATTGCTTTGACATATTAGCAATACCACTTGCCATTCGTAGGTCATCTGATAGTAACAATATTTTCTTTTTTGCCATAACTTATTAAAATGCTGAACCGCTAATTTGTAGTTTATTATAATTGTTTAAATTGTTTTTGTAATTCTCATCGTTCAGATAAAGATTTATACTACGATTTACCAACTTTTGAAGAGTTATTCCGTGCTCACTTACCGATGCAACCCTAAATGTTTGATATAAATCAGAGATTATCTTTACCGAAGTCAGTTTAGTTTCTGCTTTTTTCATAATCATTTATTTTATATATATAAATATATAATATAAATATATATATACAAAAAATTACGAAAATAATTGAATTATTTTTGGCGAGCAGGGCATCTATCCTTAAACTCGCAGAACCTGCAATTCTTATTACCCTCACCAGGATTTGGTGTATAATCTGCATCTAAATTATCTGTTCCATCTTCGTTGAATACTGAATCTACGAACCTCATAAAATCTTTAACTGCACGAGCTACCGATGGACCACCATTAGCAGGAATTAATTTAGAAATACGTGGAATGGTATATTCCGTATTCTCACTAATCTTTCGTTTAATGATTTGGAACTCTACCTGTATTCTATCTATCGGATGATTATATTGCTCTGAATAATAATGTTTGTATAATAGTAGTTGGTTTAGTTTTGTTTTATCTGCCTTTTGTTCTTTGGACCACCCTCGTGTTGATGTTTTGAAGTCAATAATCTTTAATAGGTTGAACTCTTTATGGCGTACTACTATGTCGAGATACCCTAACATACTTACATTAGGTTTCAATTGAATGTTTAGTGGTAATTCAATACCTACTAGTTCCCATCCTTTCTTTGTGAAGAAATCATCACTATGCTTTTTGAACCATTCCAAACAAATGACTCCATCATTGTAGAACTCCATTAGTTCATCTTTACTACATACGAATTTTCCTTCTTCAAATCCTTCGTGCTCCTTCTTAAAAGTATCTACAAGCCGTTCTTTGAGTAAAGCAGGTAAATCTATTTCGTTGGCCTCCTTTTTTGTGCGATTATAGAATATGTCCAAGTAGTGTTGTAAGGTTTCGTGGAATGCAGTACCAAAGATTGTGTGGATGGAACCAGAGTAAACACCTAACTTATCAATATAATTAAACTTGTATTGTTGTGGACAGGTAGTCCACATTGAATATCTCGAATAACTTACTCTTGCCATAACATTTTCTTTAAATACAAAGATACAAAAAAAGATTCGGTTTCCCAAATCTTTCTTCAATTATTTTTTAATAAAATTAACAAAATCTTGTAATTTGTTTTCGTTTATTGGTTTGTAATGTGGATTACGCCATATAGGTTTGGTTGATGAACGCTTTCCATCGCATAGATAAAATACTTTATGTATATTGCCTTCATCCATATAGTATTCGTATGCCTTATCACTCACAGAATTTTCTAATGCAAGGATAAAAGTAGTTGGTTTTGATTGAACTCCATTTAGGATTCTACCAAAATCTGAACTAGCCCTTTCCATAAAACATCTATCTAAATATGCTTTACATTCACCAATCTTTGCCATAGTTCCATCGGTATGGTATAGGTGTCTATCTACCTGAAACTTTAAGGTATAACCACTTTTAGATACGGATTCAATAAAATCATTTTTCTTTGATTCACCACCAATTTCAGTTTTCCAAATCAAATCTAACAATCCTTCTACCACCTCTTTCATAGTGGAACGAACCATACCCATCTCGCCTTTGTTAGCGTAAGACCTTGCCAATTGGACATTATCTTCGTAATACTTTATGTAAGTTTGTAAATTGCTCATATATTATGTTTTATTTAACCCAATCTTCAAATGCAATCTCATACGCTACCACCGGTTCGTATCCATCTCTAATCAATCGTTCTGCCTCATCTACCACTTCCTCTCTCAATCCCCAAGCAGATGCCTCAATACAAATCAATTCAATTTGTTGTAAATCTCCTAGCGTTAGTTCCATATTAATAAGATTTTATGTTTTCGTTATAGGTTGTGTTTTTATCCACTCTTTGTACAGAAATGGTTTCACCTTTGGTTGTAAAATAATGATAGTGTCCTACATCAAAAAAACGATACACCTTCACTCCATCTTTCTCAAAAAGGTATTCTACCTCAAACCCATTATCTTTACCCAATCGTTCTTTTGACATTGGGTCATTTGAACAAGCTCCGAAAATCATAGCACCTAGTACTATGATAATCATATAGAATGTTAGTATCCGTTTCATATTACCAAGAAGATGAGTAATAGTAATCAGCACCGGTATCACTTAATGCTTCTTCTAAAATCTCAATTGTGTGGTCAATATCTTTGTAATACCACTCATCGTAATCAGTTTCACCAAAGAAGAAACCACTTGCTGAAGGTAATAATTCTTCTGCTTGCGAATGGTCTGATTGAACTTGCTTACATAAATCCAATAGCTCTTCTAAATGAGCTTTACTAATAGAATATTCACCGCAATTATCTATACCATCTTGCACATTCTGCACAAACCAATTATGAATTTGATTTGCCTTTCGCCAATAACCAAGTTCTTCACAAACATGCGTAACCCTTTCGGATTTAATGTTTGCAGGTTCACCACCTTTGGTCACTTCTACATTGTACTGCTCTTCTGGCTTTTGAAAATCCCATTGTCTAACATAGGTTCTTTTCTCTAAATACATGTCTAATCCCATTTTTTTATCTTTTAAAGTTTATAAATAATTTTTAATAACTGAAACTACATTTTCTATTCTATTGTAAAGTGTTTTATCTACTTTTGCACCTTTAGCCACTTCAAGCAAATCATCGTAAAGGTAGCCATCAAATAATCCGTATAACATATTCATAAGGTCAAAACCAGTATTGAAATCAACCTCGTTTAAAATATCCATAATTTCACCTCGTGTTTCCGAAGTCATATTGGCGTGTCTGTTAAATCTAATAAAACTCATATCTTATTTATTTAAAG